AACGTCTATTCTTATTGACCTTCACGGTGGATTTGTTGGATCAGCTTCATCGGATCGTATTATTGGTGTTGGAACTTCTGCTAATGCGTACATTGCGGAACTCACGAAAGAGGTTAACGGCATTCCAATCCTGTTAGAATTTGGTTGCGTAGAAGTTCCTACAGGCGGTGAACCAGATATTAACGTAGATATCTCAGCTACGGGTACAACGGCGTCCGGCGCGGCTGTAGCCAGCGGAACTCAGATGATGAACAACGGCGACCTTACTTTAGGTTACTACAACGCTGTTGATTCGGCTGCTACTATGGCGGCTTTGTCTAAGAAGTACATCTATTTAGTTCAAGGCGCTGCCACAAACGCGGCTTACACCGCAGGTAAAATTTGGATTAGAATTACCGGAATGAACGTAGACTTTGATAACGGTTAAGGGGCGGTGATATGGCAGATGCTGTAGCTACACAGACGCTTTTCGACGGGGCCAAAAGAGTTGTTCAAAAGTTTACGAACATCTCAGATGGCTCCGGAGAATCGGCAGTTAAGAAGGTTGATGTTTCTGCACTGACTACGGGTTTGGATGGCGCTGCTTGTACTGGCGTTGTGATAGAAAGAATCTGGTGGCAGTGTATTGGCATGAAGGTTCAAATTCTTTGGGACGCAACAACCGATGTTCTATGTATTGAACTAGGTGAGAACCAAAGTGGCAACCACGAGTACAGTGTGTTCGGCGGTTTGACTAACAACTCCGGTTCTGGAAAGACTGGAGATGTGATGTTCACAACAGTCGGTCATACAAGTGCGGACACATACACTATCATACTGGATATGAGAAAAGAGTATGGCTAGTCGTTCGGATAAGCCGATAAAGCGTAACAAGAAAAATTACCGCCCCACTAAGTCTGGGGCGGGAATGACGGAAAAGGGCGTGAAAGCCCACCGCGCTGCAAACCCGGGATCAAAGCTTAAAACAGCGGTCACGGGTAAAGTAAAGAAGGGCAGCAAGGACGCCAAGCGCAGGAAGTCTTATTGCGCTCGTTCGGCAGGACAGATGAAGAAGTTTCCAAAGGCGGCTAAAGACCCGAATAGTCGTTTAAGACAGGCTAGAAAACGTTGGAAGTGTTGATGAAACAAGTGGTAGTTATTCTTTTTACGGCGGTTATTGGCGGCATTGGCGCGGTCAGTTATAGCTGGGCCACTTGGACAACTCAAACTTTAATCTCTGTAGATAAAAAAACAGAAGTTATAGCGTCAGAAATAGCGTACATTAAATCGTTTATGGAGCGTGATTATGGCTATATCCAGAGGTCAGATGGAACAGCAAGTGTCCAAGCCACCCGCTAAGACTCTCAAGGGTCTTACCTACTATAAAAGAGGTGGTAAGGCTTCTCCTAAATCCAAGGGCAGCAAGATTTGTCCTGCGGGTAAGGCTTGGGCGAAAAGAACTTTTGACACGTATCCTTCGGCGTATGCAAACATGGCGGCTTCAAAGTATTGCAAAGACCCTAACTACGCTAAGGGTGCAAAAGGCAAGAAGAAGAAGTCGTAATGGGCGAGTTAAAAAAGTGGCGCGACCAGAAGTGGGTGAGGATAGGAACTGATGGTAAAATCAAAGGTCCATGCGGTACTTCAAAGGACAAGAAGAACCCTGACCGATGCCTTCCGTTGGCTAAAGCACGTTCTCTTTCTAAAGCAGATAGAGCTTCGACTGCTAAGAAAAAGAAGAAAGCTGGCAAAAAAGGAAAAACCGTTGTCAGTAACACTAAGAAAGCCAAGGTCAGAGGCTATACCCTTGGGGGACAAGTCAAAAGGCCCTACCAAGGCGAAGGCAAAGAAGGCGAAGCGGTCGCGAAAGGCTGCGGACAAGTAATGGAATCTAGGCGCAAGAGTACCAAGGGCGCTGTTCGTCAGTTTTAAGGAGAAGTCTAATGGATATGAAACAACCAACAGAAGACCAGACTGGTCTTAAAAAGTTACCTGAGCCAGTTCGTAATAAAATGGGGTACATGAAAAACGGCGGCAAAGTTACAAGCTTTAAAAACGGCGGTTGTGTTATGATTAAAACTAATCAATCACCGAAGTTGTATTAATCATGGCTACTTCTGGGTCCAGAGATTTCAACATTGATGTTGGTGAGATTATTGAGGAAGCGTATGAGCGGTGTGGACTAGAGGTCCGCACTGGCTACGATGCTCGAACGGCGCGTAGGTCTTTGAACCTAATGTTTGCTGATTGGGCAAACCGTGGCATCAACATGTGGACCGTGGCGCAGGGAACTATAACGTTGACGCAAGGGCAGGCCACTCAGACGTTAACGGCGGATGTTGTTGATGTACTAGAAATTGTTCTTAGGCGCAGCAATACAGACTATGAGGTAGAACGAATTAGTCGGGGGGAGTATGCCACTCTTCCCAACAAAACCACGCAGGGTAGACCAAGCCAGTTTTGGTTTAACAGACAGATTGATCCTGTTATAAATCTGTGGGCCGTTCCCGAGAACTCTACAGATCAGTTAATCTACTACTATGTGCAGAGAATTGAGGACGCCGATACGTTGGTGAACACAACGGACATGCCGTTTCGGTTTTACCCATGTATGGTAGCGGGGCTGGCGTATTATATCGCTATGAAAAGAGCGCCGGAACGGATTCAACTTTTGAAGAGTGTGTATGAAGAAGAGTTCCAACGGGCCTCTGACGAGGACGAGGATCGTGTTCCTCTTAAACTTCAACCAAGCATTCAGTATCTAAGGGTGTGACATGGCCTATGCTTCAGACAAGAATGCGTATGGAATTTCGGATCGTTCTGGTTTTCGTTATAGACTGAGAGATATGCGAGAGGAGTGGACAGGGGCGCGTGTCGGCAAGGACGAGTTCGATCCAAAGCATCCTCAGCTATTCCCTCCCAAGGTAGGGGCTGATCCCCAAGCGTTAAGAAACCCTAGGCCAGAGTCTGGTTTGGAGGAGCAAAGAAACATTCAATACGGTTTTCGACCCGTTGGTTTTAACGGGGACGAGTCGTTGACTCCTAACAGGTTGAAATCTACAGGGGAAGTCGGAGAGGTTACGGTGGTCACGTCATGAGCTTTACATTTGCGCAGTTAAAAACAGCGTTGCAGGATTACACTGAGAACACGGAGACTTCTTTTGTAGCTAATCTCCCTCTGTTTATACGGGCAGCAGAGGAACGAGTTTTAAAATCTGTTCAGCTAAGTCTATTTCGAAAAAATGTTTCAGGTATAGCGTCTAGTGGAAACAAGTTTCTTGCGATGCCAAGTGATTTTTTAGCGCCATATTCGTTAAGCCTAAGAACTGTTACGGACCCAATAACCAGTGGCAGTGATTACGGATTTGTAGAGTTTAAAGATGTTAGCTTTGTTCAAAGCTATACCTCCGATCCTGCTACAACAGGTGTGCCGAAATATTACGCTACGTTTGACGTCAGCAACTTTATCTTAGCACCAACACCAAACGTTGACTATACGGCAGAGCTTCACTACTTGTACCGCCCCGCAAGCCTTACGGCAGGATCAGACAGTGGTACAACATGGTTAAGTGAAAATGCAGAGTTAAGCCTTTTGTACGGTTCGTTAATAGAGGCGTACATCTTTATGAAAGGTGAGCAGGACGTTATGGCTATGTATGACAAGAGATTTCAGGAGTCTTTGTCTGGTCTAAAGTTGTTGGGTGAGGCCAAAGAAACCACACAAGGTTACCGTGTTGGTCAAGTTATTAGGCCGAAACAATGAACAACATGTCTTTTGGAGAGTTTAAGGTTGATGTTCAAACCACAAACAATCGTGGTGCAACTCCTGAAGAGGTGGCTCACCGTTGCGTAGGTAAGATCGTTGCGTTCTCTGAGGACGCGCACCCTACGCTACGGGATCAGGCTATTGCTTATCGTGACAGCATAGAGAAGCTGCTGGTCATCTACATGAAACAGGCTATCCAAAGTGACCGTACTACGGTATATAATGCGATAAAAGAAGCGGGTCATTCTGATTTGGCCGAATATATAAGGAAAATGTAATGGCTTTTACGGGCAACTTCCTGTGTACTTCATTCAAAAAAGAATTAATGACAGCTACACATAATTTCACTGCGGCAAGTGACCAGTTTAAGATTGCTTTGTATGACAACAGTGCAAGTTTCACTGCGGCTACCACTGCTTACACAAGTAGCAATGAAATAACGGGAACAAATTACACTGCAAAGGGTCAGTTTTTAACAAGCGTAACGCCAACGACTACCGGCACAACAGCTCTGACTGACTTTTCTGATGAGGTGTTTTCTAACGTAACAATTTCTTCGGTGCGCGGTGCTTTAATTTATAATGAGGCCGCGTCAGGCGATCCGTCTGTTTGTGTTTTGGACTTTGGAGCCGATAAAGGTGCCACGTCTGGAGACTTCACTATCGTTTTTCCCACCGCTGACGCGAGTAACGCAATTATACGGATAGCTTAACATGGCAATATCTTTAGGAAATCGTGCAAAAATGTCTACCAGTACCACGGGTACTGGAACGATTACCTTGGGAAGTGCTGCAACAGGCTACCAGACTTTTGCTAATGCTGGAATAACCAACGGTCAAACTATTAGATATGCTATAGAGGATGGAACTAATTTTGAAATTGGCAGTGGGACATATACGTCAAGCGGCACAACACTTACTCGTTCGGTTACTGAAAGTTCTAATTCAGACAGCGCTATATCGCTTAGTGGCACGGCAGTTGTCTTTGTCACAGCCACAGTCGCAGATTTATTTATTAACGATGGGGCGTCCTCGTTAACAACCACAGGCGTTGGAACATTTGCTTCGTTAGACATTAGCGGAAACATCGACGTAGACGGAACAACAAATCTAGATGCTGTAGATATAGATGGCGCAGTTCAATTAGACTCAACTTTAACGGTGGGTGTTAACGATCAAGGTTACGATGTTAAGCTGTTTGGAGACACTGCCAGTGCGTTTATGCTTTGGGACACAAGTGCCGACGATTTAATACTTAGTGGGGCTGCGGGTTTGATTGTTCCTGATGGACAATTAACATTAGGCTCTACGGCACTTACCAGCACGGCAGCGGAGCTAAACTACAACGATACAGGCGCAGCGGTTGGAACTGTAGTTGCGTCCAAGACTGTTACCGTAGACGCCAACAAAGACGTTGCTAGTTTTCGAAACATTACTTTAACTGGAGAGCTAGACGCAGGTTCTTTAGATATTTCAGGTAACGCGGACATTGATGGTACGCTGGAAACAGATGCGCTTTCTCTTAATGGCACTGCGGTCACTACGACTGGGGCTGAGATTAATTTAATCGACGGTGGAACTTCGCGGGGTACGACTGCGGTTGCAAGTGGCGATGGCCTGTTGGTGAACGATGCAGGCACAATGCGTATGACCAACGTGGATACAGTGTCCACTTATTTTTCTAGCCACAGTGTAGGTGGCGGCAACATTGTTACTGTTGGGGCTTTAAACTCAGGTTCAATAACATCCGGTTTTGGTGCTATCGACAACGGTTCCAGTGCCATTACTACTACAGGTGTGGGGTCGTTTGGTTCATTAGATATCAGCGGTGCTATCGACGTAGACGGGACCACTAACTTAGATGTAGTGGATATCGACGGTGCGGTGGACATGGCATCTACGCTTTTGGTCACTGGAGTAGCAACCCTCACTGCAAAGCCCATTGCTAACGCGGGTATTTCTGTAAAAAACGGCGCTACAGGCGCAGGCTTTGTAGAGTTCTTTGAAGACACTGACAATGGAACTAACAAAGTAACATTAATAGGCCCCGCGTCTACTGCGGATGTAACTCTCACGCTTCCTTCTGCAACTGGAATTGTAGCAACAACAGACGATGCGACAGCTTTGGCGATTGCGTTGGGGTGATATAGGAAAAATAAATGGCTAATACATTTAAGTTAATCACAAGAGATGTTGCTCCTGCAAGTTCAGGAACACCAGAAACTTTATACACGGTTCAGTCCGGTAGCACAGTTATTATTCTTGGGCTTACACTGGCAAACGTTCACACGTCACAGGTCACAGCATCTGTAACGATTGTAAGTACAACAACTCAAACCAGCCAAACTCAAAACACAACGGCGTTTTTGGTTAAGAGTGTACCAATACCTGTTGGGTCAACGCTTGCTGTTTTGGACGGAAAGATTAACCTTAACGTGGGCGATATCGTTAAAATTGATTGTTCTGTTGCGGATAAGGTTTCAGTAACCATGAGTTATATGGAGATTACATAATGGCTGGATACATTGGCGGCAAAGCGGTCAACCTTAGTACCTCTGGGGCTGATATTAGTGGTACAGCTAACCTAGACATTGTGGACATTGATGGTGCTGTGGATATGGCAACGACTGCCCTAGTAACAGGTGTCCTGACCACCACGGCTGCGCCTGTGTTTAACGGTGGTTTTACTGCAAACGATGGATCAACCATTACAACTGCTGATAACACTACGCAGCTTACACTTATTTCTACAGATGCAGATGCTAATAAAGGACCAGCCTTAGATTTATATCGTAACTCAGGTAGTCCCGCTGCTGGTGACGATACAGGTAGAATTAACTTTCAAGGCGAAAATGATGCAGACGAAGCAGTTACCTATACACAAATTTTTACAGAGATAGTAGCAGTAGGAGATGGTGTAGAGAGTGGCAGATATAAAGTAGGCGCAATGTTAGCAGGAGATTTTGCCAGTCGTATGGATATGACAGCATCTGAAACCGTTTTTAATGATGACAGTAAAGACCTAGACTTCCGTGTTGAGTCTGATGCCGATACTCACGCTTTCTTCGTCGAGGGTTCGACGGGCAACATAGGTATGTCATCTAGTAACCCAGACAGCAATACTCCACAGACACACAACCCCAATAAACTCAGCTTTGTTAATCATGCCACAGGCGGCACTCAATTTGTTGCAGGTAGGTCCGACACAACAGTAACCGCTGGTGAGTACATTGGTGGTTACTTATTCAAAACGAATGACAATAGTACCAATAAATTCGGCGGCATGATTGCCACAGCGGATGATACCGCTGGCAACGGAAACTTAGAGTTTTTTGCTGTAGGCAATGCCTATGAGTCATCAACCACCTCAGAGGGGTCTATGCAGCTTGATGACTCTGGCGATTTGTATATCAGGGCTGGAGGTATAAAAGTAGGCAGAAGTCACGGTAGTGTTTATACTTCGACAGAGGAAGCTATTACTATTTTCCATGCTGGGGATGGTAGTAACGACACCATAACTCAGGTTGTGGCAAGAGATGGCACTGGGAGTGACCAAGTATTTAGACACATGCGTCGAAACGTAGTTAAATCTAAGATTGAAGAAAACGGTGACTTTCAGTCAGCAACAAACTCCTACGGTGCTACATCAGATGGGCGTCTAAAAGAAAACATTGCTCCTGCCAGTTCCCAGTGGAATGACATTAAAGCACTGCAGTTCAAGAACTACTCTATGATTGATGCTGAGTTAGATGCACCAAATATGCTTGGCGTTATTGCTCAAGACCTTCAAGCCGCTGGTATGAATGGATTGGTGAAGCAGAACTTTAAGACTAATGCTGATGACGAACCAGTCTTAGATGCAGACGGCAATCAAGAAGAGTATCTTTCTGTAAAATACTCTGTGTTGTACATGAAGGCTGTCAAAGCACTTCAAGAGGCTATGGCTAAGATTGAAGTGTTAGAGGCCAGAGTGACGGCATTGGAGGAAGTATAACATGGCTGGATATTTAGGCGCTATACCTGTCCCGCAGGCTACACAAACGCGACAGACCTTCACGGCTACCTCTGGGCAAACTAGCTTTGCTACGGCGGGCTATACGGCGGGCTTCGTGGATGTCTATATGAACGGCGTGAGGCTGGTCGATGGCACCGATTTCACGGCTACCAACGGTTCTGACGTTGTGCTGACATCTGGCGCTGCCACTGGCGACATCATCGATTTGCTGATGTTCACGGCGGTTGACCTTGCGACTGCGGTTGGCGGGGGTCGCTACAAAGGCGAGCGCGGTACGGTTGGCCCTGCGGCTGCGGCTGGTGACATCTTTCGTGTGTCTGAGCAAACCCTTAACACAAATGTAACCATCGACGCGACAGAGAACGCTTCTGCTACTGGCCCCTTGGCTGTAGCATCAGGTGTTACGCTAACAGTCGCAAGCGGAGGGAACTTGTCCATTGTCTGATATTAGAGCAAATACGATAAGCGCAGCAAATGGGACTGACCCCGTTACGCTGACTAAGCAGAGTGCTTCTAAGGCTCATTGTACTTTTAATGGCACTGGCACTATTGCTGTAAGTGGTACGAGTTTTAATATATCTTCACTAACGGATAACGGCACTGGTTTGTATCGCACAAATTTTACAAACAATATGGAAGATGGAGAGCATGTAGATGCTTTTGCTTGTCGTGAAAACACATCATCTGATGGCGGTGATATAAACAGGGTAGCTAATTACAATAGGGTAAGTCAGGCGGCTTCTTACACTGACTTAACTACACAAACAAGTTTAACAACTCCAGTTGATGTGGCTCGGATTTGTGTTGTTACGCATGGAGGTCTAGCATGAGTACACTAACGGTCACAAACATCCAAGCCACGGGTGAAACAGCTAGTCGTGCAGTGTCAGGCGTTGCGGCGGCGTTATTGTTTTATGGAAGCCAAGCTATAATTGGCTCAAGAAACATTAGTTCTGTAGCCGATATTGGCACAGGCCAGTTAACAATTAGTTTTTCAAACCACTTTGCAGATGACGATTGGGTTGGGCATCACACGACAGAAGATGAGCAGCCATATATAAACACAAACAGGACAGCCTCTGGGGTTACTTTAGTTAACAAAACCAGAACAGATGCTACTTCGGACTGTAGTGATGGAAATGCCACAATACACGGAGACTTAGCATGAGTACGTTAAACGTTTCCAACATCACCGATGGCACAGATACAGTCGGCACCAGCTATGTGGTCAATGGGTCTGCAAAGGCTTGGGTAAACTTTAATGGGACTGGGACCATTGCTATACGGGACAGCATGAATATTGGTAGCCTAACGGATAATGGCACAGGCGATTATAATGTTAATTTCAGTGCTAACATGGCAAACTCAAATTATTGCGCAGTTCTGGGTCATAGGGGCAATAGGCCCGGTGATGGCGATAACGGGCTGTCTGGTTATGCTGCATCAACTTATGAACTAAACTCACGCTCAGGAAACCAAGACTCTTCGAAAGAGGATAGTGACCGTATGCACAGTTCAATATTCGGAGACCTAGCATGAGCCACCTCTGGGATCGCCTAGCAGAAGCTAAGTCACGCCTTGCACCTGTGCAGTCGAAGTATCGTGTGCTGTTCGAAGACCCGACACAGCCTGATGCTCCTGCCGCTGTGCTTGTGCCTGACCCTAACTGGATGGCTGCTGCACTGGCTGGTGGTGTACTGCCACCCATCGACACATACCTTCGTGACCAGAACGTACCAGACGGACAGCCCAAAGAGCATCCGTATGCTGAGCCTATCCCTGCTATGACTGAAGAAGAGGCGATTGAGTACCTCATTATGAAAGACATCCCGCCGCAAGTGTGGCGTGACTACCAAGGCAACAGAGCAGTCATGAAGATTGTACCTGTAGAATTGATCCCATCGGATCGTAGTTTCCGCAATGCGTGGAAGATTAATCAAGAAATGGAGATGGCAGCATGACCACTTACATCAATATCAACGGTGATGTCCGTGAGGCATCTTCTCTGGTCGTACCAGCGGATCGCACCTTTCGTGGCGCTTGGTCATTTAATGGCGATGCTGTCGAAGTAGACATGACAGCGGCAAAGGCCATCCACAAGGACAACCTACGCGCAGAACGTGCGCCTCGCTTGGCTGACTTGGACGTAGAGTACATGAAGGCTCTTGAAGCTGGTACAGGCGCTGATGCTATTGCTGCACAAAAGGCAACGCTACGTGACATCACAGACGATGCTCGCATTGATGCTGCGGCAAACCCTGATGCGCTGAAGGCATTGGACTTGGCTACCCTGTTGGGAGAATAAGCTATGAGTAAAGCAAGACAAAAC